GGGGAGGCTTTAAGCCAAAGTTATGTACATTTAGTCCACAACTTCAAAAGTAGTAAGTGCTCTCCGGAGCACTCCGGCAGTTGACATTGCAGAACTTGCAAGAGAGCCAGCATCAGAAATGATGTCAGCTATGTCACGAACATTGTGACCACGCGCACAAGCAGACCTAGTGAGAGAATCCCACAAAGAGTCTGAAGCAACACGATGATGAGAATGACCTGCCGAGGCGGGGTTGTCGAGATCAAACCTGACTCGCCACTCAGTAGTGACAAGAAATTCGAGATCCGGACCAGAGGGCTGATTCGCGTTAACAACGACGATGGGAGCCCAGCCAGAAGGTGCAGCTTGGTCGCTAGTGAAATTAAAGGCGTCGTTAACACTCGCTTGATGCAGAGGAGTAAAGTCAGAAATGTCACCCATGTTAAGAGGGTAAGAATCGATCTGGACTCCCCTGAGAGCCAATTTACCGGCAGACATAAGACGAGGATTCTGGAACTGGATAAACTTATCACCATATCCATCCCAACTCTCAAACCTGTCGGCGATCTTGGCCTGGGTATTCATAGTACCCATATACACAATACCGTTAGTGGTTTGCAAAGCTTCGGGATTCATAACCTGAACAGAGAAGGCGGAGGGACACACTGTGGCCGCAGCGCCTAAACCGCTCATCGGTGATGTGAAAGCGCGAACATTCTGGTTATCGTTAATATTGAGACCAGCGTTCACGTCCGTCACGACACATATATCAGTCCACTGTCCAGCAGGACTATCAACCCCAGCGGCAAGAGTGCTGCCCGGAGGATATTTAAAACATCCGAAGATTGCAACCTTAGTTCCCAACTGCACTCGCCTTGTAGTGCGAATGACCGTGTATGGTCCGACCGCACGAGGCAGGGGCAAATGCATAGGAAGCTTAGCATCCCAAACTCGGAGGTCTGTTGCGTAATTGCCAGCACCAAATGCCTTGCGTGGGGCCGCACCCACGCCCTGGGCGAGAACTTGCTGAGCAGAAGAACGACCAGACCTCATTCTGCGAGGTTGGGACCTACGCATACGAGAGCGAGTAGAACAGTTCGCGCGGCGGGACCGCCCGAAGGTACGGGAACCTCTAGATCGAGTAGTGTTCCTCATGTTGTGAAACTTTTGTTTGAATAATTTTCATGCCCAGACACCAGTGCGAGGGACTTTAGCACGGTCAAGAGTTATAAATAAGGCGAGGCACCCAAGAAACGGGCTATGCGCAAACCTCACCATCCCAACTCCACTCAGATTTGTCAGGAAAGCGCCACCCCTTTGCATTGCACAAATCACGAAGCTGCTGCAGCTGAGCTTTGTCGTTTCGCATTGCGAAAGCGACCCCTCCAAGCTGAATTGCTCCGGGTTCGCCTGAAAGGAGCAATCTATGGAAGCACTTTGAGACATTTTCAAACTTAGACGTCCATCCCTTAGGACCCTTCCTAAGAGAATGTGACGTGAAAGAAACAGCCTCCCCATTCTTCCAATTAGATACCTCCATACCCTCCTTCGTAATTGTACCTTGAGCTTGTAAAAGCTTATCATCAAGAGGGGCACTCGACAGGAGATCATCTCCTGCTGTGACAACGGTGCGAGCCCCTGCTATAATTGCACCAAGTCCGCGCATAAAGGAATTCTGAGTGGTGGTATCAGGGAGCCCAGAAGCAGTAATACCAAACACATCTACACTCCATGCCTCACGACCACAAATTAGGACGTGAGCACTGGTAGCCAGCTTATCAGCCATGATGCCTATGGCTGTGCCAACTGCTTGCGCGGTACTCACTTCACTTGAGAAAACACGCAAACACCTCTGCATAGCATCAGCCATAACGGCATCACGACTCACTGACATGTCCCAACCACTCGCATCGGTACTCACGACTTTCCCACTTGGAAAGGCTGCCTCAATATGAGAGCCAAGGCATTGAATGCCTTCATCGTGATGTCCCATACCGCACGTGTGAGAGACAGGGAGACCAGCTTGATAATCTTTAATCTGTTGTTTATTCAAACTGTCCCCAAGATATGCTTGGACCACACAATCAGCCAGAGAAATATTACAAATCAAGCGCCACGTCGCAGCAGACGTC